AGGGACATTTGAAGAGACCGAGTGGTCAACAGATTCAGATTCGTTTGCACGATCAAGTGAGAGAGAAAAGATTGTGGCCAACACCGAGAGCATCGGGAGCAATGGCAGAGAAATCGAGCAATCTAAAAAAGAGAGTGGAGAGAAGAGGATTTTTAGGAGCGAAACCGGAGGAGTCAGTGGCAGTATCAACCAACACAATTGGTGGAACATTGAACCCAACGTGGGTAGAGTGGCTGATGGGGTACAAGGCAGGACACACCGACTTAAAGGATTGGGAAATTCTATCGTCCCGAAAATCGCAGAAGAAATAGGCAGAGCGATATTGAAAGTTGAAAGTTAAAATGTTAAACCTTGACCTGATTGGTCATGGCTCAAAAACGTGAATCTAAACTCTGGAAAAGAATAAAAAATCTAAATCTTAAAGCACACATTTTTCGTGTGGAATCTAATACAATTAACGGAATTCCTGATGTGCATTGCATCATAAAAGGAAAACCTTTTTGGCTTGAACTTAAATCAAATGATCTCAAGAATTACGGGATATCTAAGTGGCAAATCAATTGGCATATTGAATATCAAAAGCACGGTGGAAGGACGTTTATCTTGGCCTCGGGGGTCAAGCATAGAGGCCTGAAACTTCTCAGAGTTAAAGAGTCGGGAGCCGTGAGCCTCGTTGCACGTTGCTCGGATGACGCCTCGTGTCTCGTTAAACTATTAAACAGGTGCGCATCCTCCTGAACCGGGGATCCTGAGCCCGGCGTCCCCGTTCCACGTTCCACGTTCCACGTTCCACGTTCGACGTTCGACGTTCGACGTTTCATTAAACATTGAAGGAGCTGGGGCAGCACGGGCTGGACGGCAGCTTCCTCCCGAAGTAAGATGGAAGTGAGGCGTGACGCAATTTCATTGAAGTTTTTCCTTTCGGCTCACGCCTCGTTCCACGTTCCACGTTCGACGTTCAGCGCGTCTTTAAACATTAAGGAGCTGGGGATGCCGGACTCCGGCAGCTGAAGCCGGAAGGATCATGAAAATTAGGGCTTGACATTTATCCCATCTGGTCTTATGTAGAGAATGTCCCAGTAAGCCAGACGTGGCGTTAGTATAATTACTGAGATAAAAATCTGGAAACGGGTGGTGTTTTGGCCATTTCAGCATTCAATAAAAAATGGCCTTAACAATAGGAGAACTACATATGTTATTAAATTATAATCATCAGCATAAAATGCTGAAGGGCTGGAAGCATGGTTGGATCACGGCCTTGTTGCATCTCGCACCGTATCGATTAAGTGGGCGCAACGTTTGCCCTAAAGCTTCCCCAGCATGCGCTGAAGCGTGCCTCAATACTGCAGGGCGTGGCCAAATGAACTGCGTTCAACGCGCCAGGATAAATAAAACAAAATACTTCTTTAAGAATAAATCAGGATTCCTGTGGCAGCTAAGCCGTGAAATAGAGATGCTAAAGAAACGAGTGACACGAAAAGGTTACAGGTTCGCTGTACGTTTGAATGGCACGTCGGACCTCAGCTGGGAAAGGTTCAAGTTGCTGGATGGCCAGAGTCTTCACGACCTCCATCCCGATGTACAATTTTACGACTACACGAAAATATTAAACAGGTTACCGTCACTTCCCCACAATTATCATATGACCTTCAGTTATTCAGGGACGAATCAAGAGGAATGCATCGAGGCAGCAGATCGCGGATTCAATGTCGCTACCGTCTTTCGGGGCTCGCTCCCTCGGAAGTGGCTCGGGATGCCGGTCATCAATGGCGATGATCACGATCTCCGATTCCAGGACCCAGCAGGTGTCGTGGTTGGATTAGTTGCGAAAGGAAAAGCGCGGAAGCAGATGTCTTCCTTTGTAGTTGAAGCGTGATTATTTTACTTACTATTATATTCACTATTTTGGTTTGCCGATTCCCCACGTTCACGATGACATTGATTATAATTGTTACAGAATTAGCCAGGGCAACGTGACGCCTCGTTCCACGCTCTACGTCTCGGCTGCCGTTGTTCTTTAAACATTTACCATGCAGGGAGTCCGGATACCACCGGCACTTCGCTTCGGGAAAATTTAGGGCTTGACTGTTTTCTTGTTATCTGATCTAAATGGGATAACAAAGGAGAAACAATATGGGAATGGATGTCTACGGATTAAATCCTACAATCCACGCAGAAATGAAAGCACCTGAACGCCCCAAGAATTTTTGGAAAGGGGCGTCTTCCAAAGTTGTAGATAAATACTTTGAAGAGCAAGAAGCATATCAAGACAAGAACGCAGGGGTGTACTTCAGGAATAATGTTTGGTGGTGGCGACCTCTCGCTGACTTAATCATTAAGAAATGTGACTGGATAACCCAAGAACAACAAAAACACCTGCACGATAATTCTGGCTTTGAGTTTTCGGAATATGAGGCGTTGGAAATTGCTAAAGCGCTACGCTCTACCCTACGGTCTGGGGAAGTTAAACAAGTTGAGGAAAAGAATAAGCAGGAGCGCAAGACGGCTTCCGAATGGAACAATAAAATAAATAAACAACACGCTACGTTAAGAAAGGAAGCTGAAAAGGTTAGTGGTAATAAAAATATTGCACCTTGTGACTACCCTGCTTACCTGAAAAAGAAATGGGACGATCTAACTGGACAAAGAGATAGAAGAGAGAGTTATCCATTTGCAGTTAAAAATGTAAGAGAGTTTGTAAAATTCCTTTCCGAATGTGGTGGGTTTAAAGTTTGCTAATTTGACGACCTAACGACGACTATGCAGAGTGGCTATCCCACTATAAATATTGGGTGTCGTCCGTCAATGCTACGTTGCACGTTCTACGTGCAACGTGGTTGGTGTGGTTAAACATTAAACATCAGGGATTCTACACGGGGGGTGGGGTGGTATTTGGAGTACAACCTCAAGTTGTGTGAATAATTATAATCTTATTTCTTTACATCAATATGGGAGTATGATTTATTGAGTTAGTCTAACAATTAATAATAGGAGTAAGTTATGGCTAAACAAAAAGCACAACAAACTCAAAAGTTAAGAATAGACAAAAAAGCAAAAATCACTATTCTTAATTATGGGTTAATCAAAGACAGTATCAAATCTATGACTAAACAAAGTGGTTTAATCAAAGAGGAAATATTACCATACTTTGAAAAACAAAATGCAATTGTTTTAATTGGTATGGATAATGGTTATGAGGGTTATGCTCAAAGAATAAATAGACAGTCAAAAAGATTTGATATGTCTAAATTCAAAGAGGTTAATCCTAAACTGTATGCTCAATATCTTGTTGATAGTGAAAGTACAGAAATCAAAGTTAGTTTTAAGGTGGTTGATGATGCCAAGAAATAGTTTAATTACATTACTTGGAACTGAACTAACTAACACACTTGGAACTGAACTAACTAACACAAGAGGCAACCAAGTTGAACGACCTACCAACAAACCGATAATTGAAAAGAAAATTAATTATCAGTTACTTTATAAAATGGTTGAAAGTGCAATTGAGGAAGTATTGTTAGAATATCCTAACGACCCAGTTGTTGAGGTGTTAAGAGATAAGATTATAAACAATCTTAAACCTGTTCTTAAAGAAATCATAAAAGAATAATAACTAACTAAACGTGGCGAGTACTACTCGCCACGTTGCGCGTTGAACGTTGAACGTGGGCTTTAACTATTAACTATTAACAATGTACACATGCACTACCACCACCCCCCACCCACCATTTCTATTCGAGATACACATTAAATAATCTAATAACATCAACACTTAATAGCTACCTGCTGTACCAGCAGTGCCTTCAGTTCTGGGCAGCTCACGCCTGATCCACTTGATAGAGGTACCAACATCTAGTACAACATAAAAAGCGACCTACAATATGTGGTATTACGTTGCAATTTCAGGTTGTACAACGACGATCGTCTTTAAACCGAGTTCAACACATGTATAATGGGTCTAAACGATATGGGACTCCTTCTGAAAAAATTTTATAAAATTTTAACCTTATGAACACTGAGTTACTGACAACGGATCAATTAAGAACTCGAGTCGAAAAGACCTGGATAGAGCATATTAAGCTTTGCCAGGACAATTTTATGTACTTTGTGAAGGAAGTATGGCCCGAATTTATCTATCGTAAGGCAGATTCACCTTCAGAATGGGGACATCATCAATTGATTGCCAATGAATTTACTAAAATTTCTGATCAGAGAAAAGGAAGACTTATTGTTAATATGCCACCCCGTCATACTAAATCTGAGTTTGCTTCTGTTCATTTTCCAGCTTGGTTAATTGGAAGAAATCCAAAAATGAAATTGATGCAGATATCACACAACACGGAACTCGCAACTCGATTC